TCAGAAATGAGTATATTCGCCACATCTTGTAATGATGTGGTTTTAATGTTTTTTTTGGAGTTATACTTTATATAATCATCAAAAAAATCTTTCTTCTCGTTTTCTTTGTCTGTGTTTAATAATTCTGAGGGGATGTCTATAAGTATCTCTTCTTTCTTTTTTCCATCTATTTTAGAAACTCTAACTTTAACATCATGCTCTTGGAATGTTAATGATGTAATTTCATTTGTAGCTATAACTTCTAGTTGTTTAGTAAAAGGATTTTTCACTTTAAGTCCAGCTTTAGGTAATCCTTCTATAAAAGTTACGGTATCTCCATCTCCATTAGTATCCGGTACTACAATATTGACTTTGTTCCCATTAAATCTCTCATCAGAAGTTAATATGAGTCTTTCACCAATACTTTTTATTTCTTCCCCTTCTGTACTATATTCAATTTCAGTTGCACCTTGCATTTTAGGGTCAGGATGGGAACAACTAAAATATCTAAAATATCCAGGTACATGGGGCGAGAAAGCATTCTTCTTGTTAGAAAGTAATTCTAAGATATTAGCTGTACTGCCCATACCTGTAGATATTTCATTCGCTCTTTCTTTATTTATTCTTACTAGGTTTATTAAATCTAGTAAGGTCAATGAAGGGGTAGTCCCATCGGTTGGAGTTGGAGTCAATAAAGCTTCTGATAACTGATCTCCATATACAAAAGAAACATCTTGTTGGTCTGATGGTGTTTGGATTTGAACAATATCATCTACTTTTGTTAGTTCGTTATACTTTTCTTGTAATTCTGCTTTTTCTTTGTTTCTTAGGTCTTCTTTATCTTCTGTGGATGTCCCTTTACCTTTTTGAGCAGATATCTTCTGTATGTTTTTTTGATAATTACTATTTATTTCTGAGATTTTTTGTTGTCCTTTTGATATATCTTCACCACTAATCGTACCTATTTCTTTATTTTGATTATTTGTATCTATTACAATGAATTGAGCACTCTCATTAAAAGGGTCTTTAGTATTTGGAGCTAGTTTTAAAACACCTAAAGACATAGCTTCTACAATAAGCATTCTTTTAAAGTGGGGTTTATCTATTTCAAGAGTTTCCGTCCCCATGTACCAAAAATTAGGGTCTATTCGAGTCATATCAAGACCCATAACAACATTAGGGAAACCTGTAACTTTAAGTACAGTTTCTTTCTCTAAACCAGAAGAACTTAAAACTTCTTCTCTTTTCTTTAAGTACTTTAAACCTTTGTGTGTATCTATAAGATCAACAGCTTTTGAAGGGTCTGTTCTATAATCTGTATTAATGTCACCTGGTGGCATAAATCGTTTTCTTCTAGCTTTAATTTCAATAGTAGTACTACAAGAAGATCCATATGTAAAATCATGACTGACAGATGTCACATAATAAAAACAATCTATATGTTCTATATATACAGGATAACCTGGTTTTAATTCAGGTCTGAGAGTAATTGTAACAGATGCTGTTTCAGAATCTTGGTTTTGACGGTCAAGTTCAGCAGCAGCATAATAAAAAGCAGATGTTGTATTTGTATGTATATTACTATCTATTTGTAAAGGTCTCCAACCATATTTAGCTACAAGTTTGTAATCTATATAAGTAGATTTAGGTGTAATAAATTCATCATCTGAAACACCATTTAAATTTTTAAAATTAACACCTTTAACAACAGCATAAGTATATTGGGGTTCTTTAACAGAAAAGTTCATACTTACAATATCTTCAGGTTTTAGTACATAAACACGACTGTCTTTAGTATTGAGATTATATAACGGTGGTTTAAAGACTAGATCACCATCTACATCTTGGTAAAATTCAAAATTAACTTTTTCAGATACTGTTTGTGCAATTTGTTGTTTAGTTTCATAAGTAGATTCCCACATATTAATACTAGCTAAATTACCAATATCTAAGATAAATGCTTGCATATCAGCTGTGGTTTCACCTTTACCATTTTCAGCTTGTGCTTGTATAGTTTGAACATCAGGTCCTCTTTCAACAAGAGCGGTTTGAGTGCCTGCACCATTAATTCTCACAAAATTTCTTTGTCTAGCAAATTCAACACCACCTGTAGCATTAGGTGTACTTGTTTTAGATTGCTGTTTATTTACAAGATTTAAAGTATCTGAAACAATTTTATTAGTAGCACCAGCACCTAACCTCCCATAATAAACTTGTTCTAGACTAGAAAATAAACGACCTGAAGCACCATGCATCCTTAAACCGTACATACCTTGAGAGAATCTTCGTTCCCAATATCTAAGACTTAAACTGAAAGCATCTTGGTTACCTACACGAGCATTAACATTTGTTTTTTTATTGATACCTGCAACAACACCTTGTGCTGAACCACCAGAATCTCTAAATAAATCATAAATAATTTGATGTGGGGTCATACCTGTATATTTATGACCAGTCATTTGAACAGAACCCGGTGATTCACTAGGTCTAGCTGCCATAGCAGCGGTATTTGTATCTATAAACTGATATTGCCAAAAGTATAATAAATTATTACAAGCGAATGATCCATTATAAAACCCACCACTATAAGCATAGGATATACTTGTTACTACACCATGAAATACGGGATAGTATGGTTTCATCTTAAGGTCTTTTAAGTTATAGGTTTCACCATCAGGATATTGTACTATTTCTTCATTATTAAGTTCTTTAATATCAAAGACACCACGAATATAAACATTCACTTCAAGACCTGGTGTAATAAGAAAAGCACCATCTTTAAAGATACTGTCGCCATGATGTTTAGGGATAGAGAAACTAATATTAGCTTCACCACTACTTGTTTCTACACCTGCCCCACATGAAACTTGAGTAATATATGGTTGAAAATCTATTCTGTTGTTACAATCTTTACAACCTACAAGTGATGTATCTCCATTTATATAAACAAGAGCATCTGGGGAATATGTTAAAACTTTTCTGAAATTAGGTTTCCATAGACCAATATACGGTCTATCTAAAATTCTACCTGTAGTAGTAGCACTTGTACCACCTTTAACACTAACTGACATTTTTAACTAACTCCCTTAACAGTAGGGGTAAAAGCAGATGAAACTAATTTATTGAAAGCACTTAAATCATCAGACTTGCCTAAATAAGATTTAGCTTCATTTTTTGATATAAGTTTATTGATATCCCTATTTTCAAAGTATTCTGTTTGGAGAACTTCAAAATTTATAGAAAAGTCTTTACCACCATTAGAATTTTCTTGGGAAATACCCCATTCAATAGATTTAATATGACCGATATAACGAGTACCATCATATTCTATAATATGATAGCCTACTTGGTGTATCATTTCTGATCTACCTAAACGATCCCTGATAGTAGCACCATTTTTTACCATAGTTAAAAGATTCATAAATTGTCTATAAGAAGCACTATCTCTTCTACTTGTATGGTGTAAACCTCTTGATTTAGAACGAATAATATGATCTGAGATATATGCCCCCATTTTACATTGTATTTGTAAAGTAGGTATATCTTCACCCCATGCTTGATAAATATAACCCATTCTAGTTTGATCTTGGTAAGCCATGACTTTATTGTATTGTGTTGTCATACCTTGTGGATTTACTAATAATGTAATATGGGGTAAATCTTTTAATTGTTTGAACTGATCTAGTATATCTAAAGCTACAAACCTATCATTTAAATAAGTAGGTTTTGTACTATATCTGTCAGCTTCTGTATAACTAGATGTAGGTGGACCTGCAATACTACTAAGAGTAGCACCTGCTAAAGAATTAGGGTTACTCTTTAGGTATGACCTATTTTTTAAAGGAGAAGCAAAAGGTTGTGTTTTTACTTTGGATTCATCTTTAAGAACGGCTTTTTTATCTTTATTGCTTAGGGGTTGTATGATATTAGGTGGTTCGATATAAATAACAAAAGGAGCATAACCTCTTAATAGTGCATTAGAAGTATCAATAGGTTTTGTACCTGGGCTATCATCAGGGTACAAGACATATAATTCCCCTGTGGGTAATTCTACAAAAGGGAGATTATTTATATAATCTGGTAGTGGTTGTGTCATTTGAATTAACCTTGTTGAGTTCTTATGCCATGAACTTCTCTTTCAACTTGGAAAGCGAGAGAACATTTAAAAAGGTGTGGTGCTTCAGCAGTATCAGAAACGGAAAAACTTTGAAACCAACCGAACCATACACCGCCATCGAAAGACATTTTAATACGACCCGTAACAACGATTTCACCTTTACGATCATAGAAAGCACCGTTATTATGGAATAGAGCTAGTAAGTCTAGGTATTGTTGGTAACCTATAGTATCTCGTCTAGTATGACCTTGATCAATACCACCGACTTTAGGTACGGGACCTGAAGTAGCGACAAGACCTCTTTGTCTATGGATAAAACCACCTGTAGTAACAGCGAGGGAAATAGTAGTAGGTTTATCAGACCAATGTGTTTCAATCCAACCACCCATAGTTTGTTGTCGTTCGATAGATTTTTCATAGTTTAAACTAATATCAGCAACATTAGCATGGAGTACCATACGGTAATCATTAACACCATCAGATAATAAAGATGTTTGACCATCGGGAGCTATAATATCAAAGACAATAGGTTTAATACCTTTAGGGTTAGTATCATTTGGAGAATAGATAATAGGTTGTATATAAGACATAATTATTTCATTCCTTGTGTGACAACACCAGCAGTGGACATAGCTTTCTTTACAACTTCAAAGATACGAGCTTCATCACCACCATTGATATTGATAGTAACATTACCACGACCACCACCACCACCACCTTTTAGGAATTGGT